TCGTTAAGCTTATCTACCCAGCTTCGGGAGTGACGGAGGAACTCTCTCTGGATGTTCTTAATCCTGCCGCTCCCTAGAAGCCAGATGGAGGCTGTGTTTTCAGCCATAGGGACAGCTCCGAAGATAGCTATGGGCTCCTCGTCCAGCCCTACAATTGTCCAGCAGTCCTCCCCTGAGTAGAAGATCCCATCAAGCAGTGACTTGTAAGGGGCTCTGTCCTTATGGACGCTACGGATCTCGATCAGGTCTTCCGTCCTAAGGTGAGCAGCTAGTTTGAATGCATCAGAAGGGACAGCTTTCCGGATAGAGCCGCTTTTGTACTGAATCATCAGAGCCGTTGATTTCTGGTCTGATACCAGCTCTCCCAGTCCATGCTTAGAAGCGCACAGGGGAAGGGGGAGTCGTTGTGAAGCTCCACATTGACTTCTGTGTTACGAGCCATGACTGGGAACTTGAAGGCTCCGCTAACAAGCTCCTCCTCTCCAATCAAAGCTCCACCAGTGCCAAGCCTTGGCCCAGTGAACTTGTAGGTATATGTGTTCCGGTACTTAGGAGTGACCAATATCTTGAAGAACAAAGAGTTGCTATAGGTGAGGTTCCCCGACTTCACTTGCATCCTTCCATCAGTAACGGCTACACGACTCTGACCTGAGGACGCTCTAATCAACGGGGTGGAGAACTTGTACACCATGTCGTAGCTAACCCCAATGTAGAAGCTGGTAGCTGTGTGGTTTCCCTGAACAAAGATAACGTTTGACCCAGCTTGGGTAGTCTTCAATACCTTTCCTCCCTGATTCCCCCCAGAAACCGTATCACGGGTAATCACAGCTAGTGTGTCCCCAGAGGTGTAGGTGTACGGGAGGGTTAATGTGGTGATGTTGGTAGCTGAGTTGTAGCTCCTTCCTAGCCCAATAGCGGATTCGGTCATTCTACGGTCGAGCCTTGTAGCAAAGTTACTGTAGTTGTCCTTAAAGCCTACTTCCACGTTCATCTTCTCAAGGAAGATACCATCAGGACGCTTCATGGTGAAATAGGCAGTGGAGTCGATGAACTCAACGCTTAGTACTTCACAGGCATCGTCAAAGATGAACTTACTCCAAGCCGTCTGGATCTTCTCTTCCCCGTTAAAGAAGTACTTGTAGACGTAGCACCCGTTAGGGAGACCATCAGTCAGGGCAAACACTACCTGTTCGTTGTTGGAAGCTGCCAACTTGAAGATGTTTCCCTCTAGGTACTTTGACACAGGAGATGTGAGATCCTGCCCGTCAAAGAGGCTGGTAAAGGGAGACACAAAGTACTCCATTACCCCTGAGTACTCTCCACGAGTGAAAGGGAAGTGAACCGTCTTGCCTACGTTGAGAGGCTTGGTGAGGTGATAAGCGGAGAACTCCGTAGTCTGCTGAATAGACACCGTTTTTGGAGTCAGAATATCAGCAGAGGTGAGCGTGAACTGGTTCTGATCCGAGAATAGCAGGAGCTTTTCAGAGAACGGAATTATGTTGTAGATCACACTCACCTTGGAGGAAGTTACAGCAACATCGATGGGGTCTGTGTCTAGGAGCTGCTGGAGGGTAGTCCTGAAAAAGTTAAAGAAGTTGTTGGTCTCAGACAGGACGATGTTCTCCCCAGTTGCCAAGGCTAGACGGGAACGGAAGAGAGCAATGTCGTTGATAGTCTGATCGACAAAAGAGGGGTTTGCGTTTGAGGTGAGGGTTCCAGCTTTCCTCTCTCCCCAGCTAGGAAGAGTGTACCCCATCTGATTACTTCCGTCAGCCCTAGCAAAAAGGAAGTCACCACTCGCTAACCTCACCAGAACATGAGGCATCGTGGAGGCAGCAAGCCTGTAGGAGATAGACGGGGCAACCGTTTCCTTCCACCTACCCGTGCCATAGGTTCCGTTGTTGTCGGTGAGGAAAGTGACCCAGTAATCGTCAGTCTGCCCGTCTGTTCCTCCGGTGATACGTACCATCTGGTCTTTGGCAGCTGTGGTAGGTAGGGAAGCGAGAGAGGTGGCAGTGTCGTTGGCTACCTTTCCGAAAGTGTTACCTATGGAGTCTGCATAAGCAACGGAGACGGTTCCTCCGGTTGTTTTGTTTGTGATGTAGATGAGAGATCCGCTTCTAACTATGTTGAATGCGGCGTTGATGGTTGTATTTCCAACAAGACCCGCTCTAAGCTGCTCAGCAATCACTTCTGTGGATGCAGCTGTGCCTGTAGTTCCTGAGGTGACTGTAACTAAAGTCCCGTTAACTGTTATTGAAAAGGTACTGTTGTACGCTCCTTGAACGATGAATACAGAGGCTGCGCTTGTGGAGGAAGCTGTGGTTGCTGCATCCATCCCAACCGTCTTTCCGGTATTCAGGATGAAAGTAAAATCAGCAATCGTGACGGCTTTGATATTCTCGTAATCGGCCCCATCGATGTAAGAAGTCCCATGAGGAGTGGTGAGTGTCTTCTCAGTCCCATCCAGCTCAAACACTCTGATAGACCCATCTTGAATCAGGACATTGTACCTCTCAGCAGCATCCCTGTTGATAAGGTGTACATAGGGATAGTTCCCTGTTGCGTTAGTGAGCTTGGCAATGTGCCTAGTTGGGTTACGCTTGATCAGCCCCTCAACAATGGAGGAGTACCCGTTGATCTGCTCTACAGCTTGGGTAGCAAACTTGAGGGAGTCAGCCTGTTGGCTAACCCCGTTGATGAGGTTGGGTTGATTAGTGGAAACTAAGGGCATTACTGCTAGTGACGTTGGAGTACCTTGGCAACATCGTAAGCGTCGAAGATGTTGTAATCTCCGGTATCCCCATCAAATTCCCTGAGGATAACCAGAGCATTGATTTCATCCTGAGCTAACTGCTTTCCAAGCTCATCAGAGCCTACCATGCGCTGCTGAAAGATTCTAGCAGCCTTGGCTGTGACATAAGCCTTGAAAGGGTGGGGCAGATCATCCCAGTCAAGAAGACGAATGATTTCTGCCTTGAGATCTATTGTAAAAACGTTGGTGTGATTCTTTCGATCATAGAGAAACCCGCTGCGTTGCACCACATCAACGCTGGGGTATGTGTTTGAATCGACATCTATCCTTACGATGTCGGAGGTGACGGGGATCGTTCCGTCAACACTCTTGGCAAGGGGGAAATCGCTATCAGTGTTGAAATGCCACCCGATAGACTGAACATTCCTGCTGACCTCATCTAAGGTAGATACGGCAATAGCCGAGTCCACCGTTGCTTCATCTAGCTGGTTAATAGGAGCCTCTCCAATGGAGGAGAGCATAGAGTTAACAGCTTCTAATTTAGAGAGTGAGGAGAGAGCCATAGGATTACAAAAGGAAAGGCCACTCTGAGTTGCGAGTCAATCCGAAAGTAAAATGAAGAAACCTTTCAGATTGAGGCTCAGAGTGGCCCCCTATGATTTAGCCTGACTTAGACAGAGGCGATGACTGCGAGGGCCTCAGGACGCAGAGCCTTATGGCCCATTGCGTACTTGGAGACCATGACCGTGCCCTGAAGCTCGATCTCGTACTCGCTTTCCACAGCCAGATCCAGCAGCTTGACAGTGCCAAGTCCACCCTTCTGGAAGACGAAAGCACGGGTTCCCGTGAAGTCACCAGCGTAGGTGTTGTTCTGTCCAGACTCCGAAGCGATAACACCGTTAGGGAGGTTGTTGCTCTTCACGATGCGGATACCCGCAACCTGAGCAATGTCACCCGTAACGTAGCTACCAGCTGGGCTAGGCTTGGTTGGGTCAGAAACCTTCTGAACGATGCTGTAGTAATCCGCAGGACGGACAACCGCAACACGATCCTCAGCAGGAACGTTGTTCTCGTCGAAGTTCTGAGCTGCGGCGTAAATTGCGCCGACGAGCTTAGCACCGTCATCGAGGTTAGCACGGGTGTCCACGAAACGGGCTCCAGCACTGTACGCACGGAATGCCGTTACACTTGCCGAGCTGTAAGCAGCCGAGGGGGCAACGGGGACTAAGTAGTTGAAGGTATTCGCAGTGCCAACATTGGCAACAGTCCAAGTACCACTAACGATACGTTGGTCAGCAGCAGTACCAGTGGTAGCCACAATGTACACCTTGTCACCCACAGCAAGACCGTGAGCCGTCGAAGTGATGGTAGCAGTCGAGCCAGAGGTGCTGAGGGTGGCAGTCGGGAGAGCCGTACCAGTAACGGTGGGGGCTCCAGAAGCACCAAGGATACCAGCTTGCATCACCTGACGGTCGAAACGCATAGCCAACGCACGACCCAGCTCAGTCGAATAGATCGAGCGGACATCGTAGTGGTTCATCGCTTCATCGATGTTGGAGATGAAGGTGGTGGAGAGGAGCAGTCCGTCGATGTTGACCACAACTTCGTTAGCCCGAATGACGGACTGGTAGCTGTTATCAGCATCTGTAATGCGCTGTCCAGCCACATGGTATCGAGCAGAAGCGACACCCGTAACAGGGAACTGAGCAGAACGTCCGTTGGAGATGGTACGAACCGTGTGGAGATCCTTCATCACGTTGGAAGTCGTGAAAGAGGTGAGAACCTCTCCCGCAAACTTCTTGAGGAAGAGGGCGAGTGCGTCACCGGAGCCATTGATTTGGCCGAGACGACTTGGGAGTGTATTACCGTTAGGCATAGAATTAGTTTGAGTTGATTGAGTTGACCGACATTGATTGGGTTTCCCACATCAGCTTGT